AGAGATCCGGCTCCGCCACCGACTCCGCCAGCGGCTCCGCCGCCACCGCCACCGCCTGATGGTACGTATTGGGATTGACCTCTGGGTGATCCAGCAGTTCCTGCATTTGCTACTCCAGCACTGCCGGATTGACCTGTTGCTAGTATAGCTCCACCTGATGCAATTATAATTGTTTTAGCTATAATTATCATTGTACCTCCACCGGTTCCACCGGCTCCACCGGTAGAAGATCCACCGGCACCTCCAGTATTACCTCCTCCATATGAACCGTCACGTGGTCCGCCTGCTCCGCCGCCACCGCCAGTGGCTGATGAAGCTCCGCTTCCACCACCTGCACCGTTAGATGTTACTGCAGTTGCTGCTAAAAATGTACATATACTATCAAAATTGGTATGATAAGATCCAGGACTTGGGCCGGCTCCACCGGCACTTGAGCTTCCCGGTGATCCACCTGCACCGCCTGAGGCTCCACCACCTCCAGGTGACCAACCAGGCGGAGTTCCTCCAGTTCCACCTGCTCCACCTGATGTACAGGAGCCTGATCCGCCAGCTCCTCCGGCTCCACCGCCGCCACCGCCAGATCCAGCAGATCCAGCTACACCGGCATTGCCTGCTCCGCCGATACCACTACTTGGACCGGGACCAGGTGGGTTGGTACCACCTGTAGCAGTGTTGCCTGCTGCACCGGCACCGCCCATACGTCTAGCTAAAAACGTACCATTAACTGTAAGAGTTCCATTCACATACATTATTCCAGGATTACCTGCTCCTGATGTAAATGATAAAGTTTGACATGCGTTAACTGTAACGTCACCATATTTTTTTATTCCATCTACACAAGTATTACTTGAAACTGTCAAATCACCATCACATGCACATCCAAATAATGCAGCACAGAAACCACCAAATGCGTATGGGTTAATGATAAAAGGGGCTTTATTAGGTTCTAATGATTTAATACCCATTGGTTTGTTAAGATCTTTCATTTAGTTCACCTACTGATATCCAATAAATGTTACCTTGAGGCCAGTGCCAGCAGTGCTAGAGCCAATTTGATCAATATCTACAGTAATTTCTGCATCAGAAGCTAATACTGTGTCTGATATTACTGCAGCTGTTGCTGCTGTCGTTGAAGTCTTTTCACTTGCATCTATTGATAATTTTGTACTAAGAATAGTTGTACCGGATTCATTAACATCTACAATTATTGTAGAACCCACTGGGGCTGTTGTAACTGATGCTGTTATACTTGTAAGTGTGAAGCCATATGGCATTCTGAATGTTAATTTTGCAGTGCCTGCCTCTAGATCAGTTGTTTCATCAGATATTGCCATAATGAAATTTTCTAATCTTTCTGTGTTTGTAATTTGTGTTTTTGTGATACCTGATAATCTAGCTACTGGTAAAGTTCCCGAACCAATATTTGCTGCACATGTTGTATCTGTTGTAGCACTTGTTGCTAAACCGTGACTAACAACATTTGTTAAAGGTCCTGTTATTTTAGCTGCTGCTATAGCACCACCTGCGATAGCAGTTCCATTTCCTACTGATGTAATAGGTCCAGTTAAGTTTGCGTTAGTAGTATGTGAATAATTATTTGCACATGCAGCAATAGTAGCTAATTTAGTGGAGGCTGTTGAACAATATGATATTTTGGCATTATTTGTTGTAATATTACCTGAAAGTGTATCTGTTAATGCATTAGTACAAGCGTTAGCTTCATATGCAGTTTTAATCTCTGCATTAGATTGATCTGCAGTTGCAGATGTCTCGATAGTTGCAAGTTTAGTGGAGGCTGTTGAACAATATGATATTTTGGCAGTGTTTGCAGTTATTGCACTTGCTTGACCTGAAGATATACCAGTTTTTGCTGTGTTTGCAGTAATTTCTGCTGAAAGTGCATCTGTAAGTGCATTGGTATCTGATTCTCCTTCATATGCAGATTTAATTTGAGCACCTGTCTGATCTGCTGTTGCACATGATTCGATAGTAGCTAGTTTAGTTGAAGCTGTTGAACAGTATGATATTTTGGCAGTGTTTGCAGCAACTGCGGTTGATGCTGCACATGAATAAGATATCTTTGCAGTGTTTGCTGTAACGGCGGTATTGTTTGCTACCTCTGTATCAAAATCTGAAATTGTTGATGCTGCTTGAGTTCCAGTGTGATTTGCTCTTGCTAATGGACATGATGCTAATTTACTAAGTGCTATACCTGCTGAAGCGTTAATATCATCATTGATTATTGTTCCATTTACAATTTTTGCTGATGTAATTGAATTACATGCTATTGCACATGATGATAGTATTTTTACTTTGTCTGCTGTTCCGCCTATTCCAGTTCCAGCGTCTGCGGACCCAGGCATCTAATTTTCTCCGCGATGCCAGATATCTACATTGGTTGTTGATGATGTATGTTTAATTTGAACTATTACTCTTGTATAAGGATTTGATAATGTATGAACGTCTGGTGCTCCTGTTGTTGCTATTGACCCACTGACTAATTCAACCCAACCTTTATCATCATCATTTGTTCCAGAAGCTGTTACAATATTTGCTAAAGGTCTTAAATTTCCTAAAATCTTATAATCTAAATCTCCACCTGCATTATTATGAATTATAAATGCTGATTCTCTTATGGTTCTTACGTCTATATCTAATACTGTTACATATGCTGCAGTTGTTGCTACTTCTTCAGTTTCATTATATTGGCCTATTAGTGATCCCCCGTCATTAGAAATCTTTTCTCTTTGAGTATCAACTTGCGCCATAATATATTATATGATTAAAATCATATATAAAGATTTAGTGACTAATATAAAAAAATAAGTATAGGTTTAGTTAAAACCCAACTATTCGGATTTTGATTGCTAACGAATTAACGATAGTGGATGATGCTGCTAGCTCAGTAAGGGCTTCTGGGGTGGTATTTGAACCTGCTGAATCATCATTAATATATCCGAATGCTTTTACTTTACCTGTTGCTGCTGCTCCTAATGCTGCAGGCACATATTCAAGTAGAAGTCCTTTGTCGTTGGATATGATTGATGCTTCAATAATGGTTTTAATTCTACCGCCCAATGAAAGGTCAATTGTTACGCCATTTGTAGAGTATGTATCACTACCTGCAAAAGTAACATCTACAACTGTTGTTTTTAGTTTTGATGTCAGTTCTGACTGAACGGATAACGTTTTTCCTGCTAGATTTTCCCAATCTGAATTCACTGCGACTGTGTTTGCCATATATAAATGTAGTATTAATGATATATAAGTATTAGTATATAGTCTCCCCTTGAGAGAAATAATAAAAAAAACCTTAAACTGATGTTTAAGAGTGGGGGGCTTGTGATAAGACTAGAGCTTAATATCTCTAATTTTACCTTGAGCGATGAAACTTCTACATACGGTTTCACCCATAGTTCTGAATACACCTTTCTCAACAAATGCATTGTTGATGAATGGGTAACCTGGACTTCTACGGGTTGCTTCATAGTATTCTGTTGGGATTGATACCATAATTCCTAATCTTGGATAACCATATCCTTCTGCATCAGATGTGTCTAATGCAAATAGTCTTCCAACTTCGTCAGAATCACTAGCATTGCTAGGTGCATCTTTTGTTGGAATGAATGGAACTCCATAGATAGAGTCTACATGTATACCTACACCGGTTCCTTTGAAAGTTTGTATACCGTTTACATCAACTTGTACCAATGCTTCACCGTATGGATTTGCAATACGGACTGAAGGCATGAACAAGCCTTGTATTTCGGAATAAACTTCGTGAGAGCCGAGGAATACATTTGGATCTTTACCAGCTTTCTTACGGATTGATCTAAGGAAAGTTCTTAACGTATCATCAGTTAATATTCCATTAGTACCTACGGTACCTGATGGTGATACAACTGTTGAGTCGTATGTTGATGAACCGTCTCTATCAATTACTGCGCCACTGCTTCCTTTCCAAGGATCATAGTTATCTGTACTACAAGCGCCTTGTAAGTTAGCTTCAGTTTGTGATGAAATAATTCTGTCTAATGATTCCCAGTTAAGTGAACCAGTATGGACAGCACAAGCTGCGGCTGCTCCTGCTTCTACATCTGATAATAACATTCTATTTAGCATTTCTTTGTGTTGAACTGCCATGAATAATCTAAGTGAACCTAGACCACCCCAAATGTCATCTTTTGAATGTGTTGCAAGCCATTCCATTACCTCTGAGGCACTGAATGGTAATTGAGCAGTTTTTGGTCTTACATCAATTTCTGCAAGTGTTGGTTTTATGGTGTCGGCAATTAATCCACCTTCAGCTGTACCACCTAAGGCGGTATTATTTGACCCACCTGTGTCTACAAGTGTGTCTGCTTTAGCTGTTATAACCCTCCAACCTGATTTGTCCCAAGGATACTTTGGTAAAATACCAAATGCATTGGCTTCAAGATTAAGTTGAGCCCATGCGTATGCTCCGAACACTGCGTTGAATGTACCAGAAGTACTGGTGGTTATGGGTGCGTCTGCCTTTCTCAAAGAATTACGGTTGTATCCATAATAGAGTGCTTCTAATTCATCAATAGTTTGGATCTTTACCATTGTTGTTCACCCTGTTCTGGACTTCCGAAATCTCCTTTTAGAATACGTCTTCCGACTATACCAAGCTCTTCATGTCCTACTTCACGAGCTGCCTTAAGCACCTCATTGACTTGAATACCAGCAGATTTCTCTACGGTTTCCAAAGCAGCACCTGGTCTTGGTGTTTGTGTAGTGAATGTTTGTTCAGCTTGACTATAGCTTTTCTCTTGCATGCTAAGATTAGTTTTGTCTTTTTCTTCTGCATTTTCAGCATCAGATTCTCTAATTCCAGCTTGGTTTGAATTGCTTTGATAATCATCAGGGACTTTGACTTTTGCACCAATGTCGTCTTCTGCTGAAGTTTTTGGCTTCAACGGTAGATCTGTTGGTTCTTCCATGGCTTTAATTCGGGAGTCAAATGTATCAACTTTTGCGCCAATACCTTGAATCTCTTCTTTAAGACCACTTATATCGAATCCTTTGATGGTTTCTGTCAAGGCTTGCAATGAGGAATCAAATGCAGATTTATCTACTTCTTCTTCTTCTTTGCGTTCTTCACGTTCATCGTCTTTAACGTTTTTTTCGTCTGTCATGTCGATAATATATATACTCATTTTGATATATATAAGTATAACGTTTAAATACGCTTTTTTAGGTCGAATTGTATCTTTAATAGATCTAAAATTGATTTATTATAATTCTCATTTGATGAACCTGTAACTATGTCTCTCTCGCCTGAATACTTTGGTGTTTTTTGTTTTGGTCCTCTATCTTCTTCACCTGAATACTCTTCTTGTTCTTCTACTCTTGGATCATCTTTCTGTCCTGTACCTTGTTGTGCGTTATCATATGCTGCCCCGACCCTAACTCCTCCTGATCCGTGACCTGGATCTGCTATATTCATGGAGTTTTTTTCTAGTTTTTCAGAAGTATCTTTACCCGGATTCATCTCTCTATCTATAAATGTACCTTCTATTGTTTCTACATCTCCTGTGTTAATATCTTTATCATTTTGGGCTTCTTTAATTTCAGATTTATTCTCTTCTTGAAAAGTCTCTGCTGGTTCATCATTATCTAGTCTCATCTTACCATTTACACCATCTTCAGCATTATTTGCTGTCATGGCTCTATCGTTCTTATGAGCATCAGATAATATATCATCACTCATATTATTATGAATTCCTTTTGGGAACTGTGCACTATTATGTGCATGTGAATCACCTGTTTCACCTGGACCTTTATCATGATAATTATCATGTATAACTTTTGATGGATCTATTTTGTTATCTCTAATATGATTTTGTATTGTTCTTGTCTGGTGTGGGGTATACGGATGATGTGAATGTACTGAAAATTCATTGGTTTTATCATTATGTGTAACTCTTGCAGCACCTGTTTCTTTTAGAAATGATGATAAATCCTTATGTCCTAAACCTTGAACTTGTTCCTCATGTGACTTTGGATTATGTGCAGTAATCCTGCCGTCTGTAGTGATAAAATGTCTGTCATGTATGAATTTAGATGTACCAGTACTATTATGAAGTCTTCGTTCTGTCTTTATTAAACTATCGTTCTTTTTTTTTCCGTTATTTTTATCCGGATGTTGTTCATGTTTCCATTCGTCTAAAATAGTTGCTTTAGTATCTTCATCCTCATCGTCTTCTATTTTTATAAGTGAATCTTTCTTAAGTGCGTCAGCATCGTCATCTTTTACGGGTTTATTCATTGGGTGTAAATTTGATTGTGATTCATTATCTCTTGTCTCTCCTGGTTCTCTGCCTGCATTACCTCCATGTGGTGGTTCTCCATAGTAGTTATTAGATGAATCTCCTTTTTCTTTTGGTTTAAAACCATGGCCACAATTAGGACATGCTCCTCCCATCATAGTAGTATCTGGTAATCCTCTTCTTCT